TTATTTTTCGATTTTTTTCATTTCATTCTTCAGATCATCAAGAGTACGGTGGGTATACACTTTTTCAGTGATATCCCGTATCTCATGCCCTACGATCATTTTTAATATGTATTCGTTCATATCAACTTCTTTGGCTTTGGTGATAAAAGTATGCCTGGTGTCGTGTGGCTTGTGATCCATTCCAAGTCTGTCCATAACTTTCCGGAAACGGCCACGATATTTATCATAAGTCAGGTGCGTTCCCTGTTGTCCGTCCGGATCATTAAAAAGATATTCACTTCCCGTTTCAACAGCCTGATTATAATTTTTTGTAACCAGATCAGCCAGCAATGGATGAATAGGAACGATCCTGTTCTTTCCGGCATCTGTTTTTAGACCACCGGAGTAAAACATATTTGCAAGGTCAACATCTGCAATCTTAAGTACAGCCAGTTCCTGTGGACGCCATCCGGAATAAATTCCAACAAGGATCATATCCACAAAGGGAATTTCCAGATGTTCCCAGAGAGATTCAATTTCCTGATCAGAAAAAGGAATGCGGACAATTTGTGGAGCTGTACGTTTTACGCCACTGCAGAGTTGTGCATAGTCTTTGTCAACGATTTCATGTTTCAGCGCGTATTTATACATAAGATTAAAAACGCTTTTTATTCTTCCCTTTGTACTGTTACCAACATCTGCGTTCAGAATGGTTTGCTCTAAGTGTTCAACACGAATATCTTTCATACGTATGTCATAGAGTGGTTTGCAATACCGGTAGGCAGCAGTGATCGTTCTGGTGCTGGATGCTCCGATTGTAGGAAAGTAAGAAGCGGTCCATTTTTCGTACACATCAGAGAAGGTCAGAGTGCGGGAATCAAGATCATAAGGGTTTTCATTGTAATGGGTCAGGGCAGTGATAGCTTCTTGCTTTATGGCATAGTATCCAATTACTTTTCTCACTTGCCTGGAAGTTCGTTTTTCCTCATCAATATCCCAACGCATAGTTCTAATGGCCATCCATGGCTTGCGTCTGGGCTTATCCTTTAATTTATATACAGATCCGAAGCCATTTGGTAACTTCATAAATATCATCCTCCTTGTAAAAATGAGTACAAAAATAACAGCCAGCGAACGAGAGTTTCGCTTGCAAGGCTGCTTCGAAGATGATACAATATTTTTGCGAAATAGGTAGCATCTTCGGAAGCTACGTGCCGGTTCCTGTTGGCGCAGGGGCCGGTTTTTATTTATTTAATTTTAATTTTTTTGATATTGCTGTAAGGCCCATATATCTTTTTATGGTTCACAACTTTATAAGTTCGGGCTTTAAAATAATAAGTTTTTTTACTACTCAATCCTTTTATAGTTTTTGAACCGCCTGTAGTGGTAGAATATTTAGCGTTCTTAAATTTTGAATTTGTTGAATAACAAATCTGTACAATGCTCAAGTTGGAAGGTTTTGTAAATTTTAAAGAAGCTGTTTGCGATTTCAGCGATTTTAAATAGGTAATTGTTTGCTTAGCAGGAGTTATATAAAAATAAACTGACTTAGATCCGGAGTATTTGCCAATTCCAGTTATTGTACATTTCGCTTTGCCGATCTGAAGGTTATTGTTGTAAGTAATTTTGTAATCTACAGATTTTTTTAAAACTTTTCCGCTATATTTTACGATAACGGATGGGCAAACTTTCTTTTTAGTATAAGTTTGATTTTTGATAGTTTGCACAGAGAATTTAGAAGCGGAGATTTTTTTGACTGCAGGTTTAGTTGGTTGCGGAGCAGGTGTTGTTTTTACTATGGACCGTATAGTATAGCGCAAAGCATAATTTCCGATTTTTCCGGTTATAGTTACAATGCCCGGGGAATGAGCTGTAATATAGCCATTTGAATCAACTGAAATTGAGTTAGGGTTAGAACTTTGCCATTGGATGTCGAAATCGTTAGCATTGTGATGCTCAAAAGAAAAAGTGAGCTGGGTGGAATCGCCAACATTTATTTGCTGATTAGCTGTATATTTAGGCGTTTCACTAATAACCTTACAAGTAGCTTTGTATACTCCGTCAGAAGTTTGGCACGTAATTGTGCCATTTTCGGATTCCCAAAAATCTCGGTTGGTAACAACACCATCATTATTTACAGAGATAAAATACGAATCACTTTTCCAAGTCACAGTTTCACCTTCTGGGACATTAATTGGTTTTAATTGGAAAGAATCATTATAACCAAGAATTAGAACGTTATAGTTGAGTTTAAAGTTGATTGAAGGGACAACAGAAACCGTGGTTTCACTTATAAGAGCATTTGTTGAACGATTATAAGCGGATACTTTTGTAGTTCCTACAGATAAACCTTTAAAGGTTGCAGAATTTACTATTTGAATAAAACTTCCAAATTGAATGGAAGAACGACCGGTGCCAGTTTTTTGCAGATAAGAAGGAGATTCTATTTTCCAGTCTACTTCGTAATCACTTGTTGCATTAAATGACAAAGTAATTTCTCCTCCAACAGAAACCTTATTTTCAGCAGCATGCACGGGAAAAGAAAACAGAAAAATTAAACATAGGATAGCTAAAATGGTTAAAAAGTGATTTTTTAGATTCTTTTTCATAAAGATCCTCCTTTAAAATATAATATACATAAATAATACGACGTTCTTTACAGAAAATCGCTTATTTGTGTTCTTTAGCATAAAATAAAAAATGCGCTGTCATAATGACAACACCTTTAAGATAATCCAAGTAACAAGATGGGCGGCGTATCCATCATCTCAGGTACTCTTGTGAGTGTGTCGGGAGCCTTTCCGACCTTTGCTACTTAGTTATTACTCTATGCCATCATTATGCATTTATTATAAAGCATCAATTCTCATCACAGCCAACTGTGGAATAAAATAGATTATATAATTGTCCACAGCAGTATACTGTCCGTATTTGGAACGGTAGCAGTCGATTACTTCAGTGAGATAATCCTCCGGCACTTCCAGATACTCAGCCATCTCGTGAAGATTCCGGCAGCAGGCTTCGTATGCATTGATGATCCCGATCAGGCCTACACGGAGGTTATAGCCATAAAGTCTGGCCCGGTATTCCTGCTTTTGGTTCATCACATCAGTTGACTGATCCAGAATATTGCCTGTGGTAGTATAGTGGTGACCAAGTTCCTCAGCCAGAATACAGGACTTTTCGGCCTGAGTTTCAATGTCTTTTCGAATAGCTACAGTTCCATCACAATACAGTCCTTTTATTCTTTCAGTTCCAAAAGGATAATCTATAACATCTATACCATCCTTGCAGGCAGCGTCTTGCAATTCTTCGTATGTATTCACCTTAAACCTCCCGCTCAAGTATATTAAAATTGACAAATATCTTTAAGTGACTTATAATATACTTAACAAGAGAACCGTTGGTCAGCGTACACCTGACCGCCGGCAAGAGTAATTGCTAAAAATAGCGCCTTATCTTACCAGGACGAGGGCGCTATTTTTTATGCATAAAAGTAATAACAAGAGTTATGACTGCACAAAGCATAATTACAAAAGTAAATAAATCACTGTATGTAACCATCAGCACCAGCCTCCTTTCACAGAAGTGTCCGGCGGCTGACATAACGCCCCAACAGTTCCCTGGGTAAGTATATTATATTGTCAAAACACATCTGGTATATCTGCCAATTATCTTCTTTTTCCTTTTACAAACTCTGCGAACTGACGGATTTCTTTCAGTTCGTCTTCTGTATACTCCTCACCGTCGAAGTGGGCAGCGAGAATAGTAGGCTCTTGTTTGTTTGAATAAACAATATCACCATCAACTATTTTTTCTGCATCAAGGCCGAGTTCACGGGTAATTTTCAGTACATTAGTTATGTTGGAATTTGCCATTCCACGTTTGAGAATACTGTCTAATGTTGTCCAAGGCATATCTATTGTTTCAGAAAATTTTTTGAGACTTCCGTATTTTTCTATAATAAGAGATTTAATTTTTGCTTCAAGTTCTTGCATATATGATTACCCTCCTGTTTAGAACTTTCACTAAACTGATAATACCACTTAAATCTCGAAAAATCAATATAAATACATAATAAATCAATACAAAATCTCGAAAAATCGAAAAACAGTATTGACAATCACGAAAATTCGTATATACTTTAAAACATAATCACGAAAAATCGAGAAAGAGAGGTGAGAAAGTGTTTCCGAACTTAGAAGCAGAGATGGCACGAGGGAAGATAACACAATCTAGTATTGCGGCATTGCTGGGAATTACACCAACTACACTTTCGTTTAAGTTAAATGGTAAGAGTCCGATTCTCTTAAAAGAGTGTGTGAAAATAAAAAATGGTTTTTTCCCAGATAAAACACTGGATTACTTATTTGCAACCGATAACAAAAAAGACAGGTAACCATGGAATACCTTTTGGCAGATCAGAAGGAATCAGCATGAGGCCCGCAAGGCCAGATAGGAGGAAAGGCGAGATGGCAATGATAATAGTCTCCACGATCGTTTCAGCTATCACGGCAAAAATAGTAGCCACCTACTATTTCAAGAAAGTAGATGGCTATGTAAAAGAAATGTGTGAAATGACAATTAAAAGCAATGAAAATACGTTGGTTACTTTACGCAGACTTCAAAAAAATTCTTCCCAAGAGGAGTGAAAAAACCAAGATATTTATGAATAGTTGCTCTTTTTGAAGCGTAAGAGCGAATAGCTTTTGAAGAAAAAGTCTTATAGTAATCGGTTTCCTCAAACGGAGTATAAACTGACTTATCTGAAAAAGAAGAGCTAGTATCTAACGCAATTATTCCAAGTCTTTCTAAAGATGAAATTGCGGAAGAGGCACTCCACATATCAATATCTGAAAGCGAAGATATATAAACGGCAGGAAACTGTAATTCGTAACTGGAGGTCAGATGATTTTCAAGCACATAATCAACAACCGGAAAATTATATTTAGGGTGAAGTGTTTTTAAAATTCTGGCATCGATGGGGCTCATCTGCTTGATAATTTCTGCAAAAGATGGGTGAACATTTGAAGTGTAATGGCTATCCATAGATTTGGAAATTAAGTTCACAAATAGTTTACGAAGTTCTTCTGATTCAATACAGTATTTAGAATTTTCAAGAGCTTGGGCTGTTGTTTGAATACTAGGCTCTATGAGGTTTTCTTCGGGAATAGATGCAATTTTTTGTGACAATTCTTGCTTGTAAAGTTCCAGATCATGAGCATATTTCATGCGACGTTTATCAGCGGCTTGAGTAATTCCGCCAAACACTAGATACCATACATCAGCTAATGTTTGGCCTACTCCTTGAGTTGGCTTATCTGTAAGGTTTTTTACAGCATTGTCAATAGAATCTGGAAGATCAGGCAAATTAATCAAGGAAGAGTTTTTGTCAGACATATTTTTTCCTTCTTTCTTATGTATTAGGCATGGCAGTGCCTGTAAGAAAAGAATAGGAGAGAAACAGTAGAAAGTCAATATTTATGTCAGATCAGTAGGAGGTGACTGAAATAGAAGTTGGAAAGATATTGCCTGTTGAAGCAGCAGCCATACTGCATGCATCTCCACAATTTGTTCGGATTGCAATGCAGCAGGGGAAGCTTCCAATTGGGACAGCAATTAAGATGTCTTCAATATGGACATACAACATATCCGAGAAGCTTCTTGCTGATTACAGCGGAAAAGATATAGAAGCTGAGCTGGAAAAAATAAGAGGTGGAAGTAAATGAAACGAGATGCAATCATATCCCTTTGTATAGCCCTTCCGGTGGCAAACCTTCCGTTCTGGCAGTGGAGAAGCCCGGCAGAGATGATCCTGATGGCAGGGCTGTTCTGGCAGGTGGCGTTTGTTGCTGTGGTCGGGACGGGGTATCAGAAACGAAGATAAAAAATGCCAGCACATAGCAGTGTGCTGGCAAAGGGAAAAATCCCCAGATGTAAACGTTCAATATCATCATAGCATCTGGGTGGATAACAGTCAAGCGGCGCGGGCGAAAACCCGTATTTATTTTTGGGGTATAAGTCCCCTTACAGGCTT